TTTTCTAAAGTGTCTCATGTAGGAGATACTCTTTTTACATCAGAATTAGAAAACAACTTAAAATGGTATATGGACTGGGGACTATTGCAAATAGGATCTTGGACCGATGTAAATATACCAACTTCTGGAGCTTTTGGAGGAGATTTTAGTAACTTAAGGCCAGTTGAAGACCCTTCTTATGTAAACGGACAAGTTTGGGAGTCCGCAAGAAAAGATTGGGTCTGGGAAACTGGAACTTTGTACTCTGACGGAGGCTCAGATTACTCTGGAATTGGTATATCTGGGGTATATGTAAATGGCACACTATATGGCACTGGAGATGGAACTTACGGTCATCATTATGACTACCCTAATGGGAGAGTTGTCTTTGACAGTGCAATTAGTACTACGGCTACGGTAGAGCTAGAACACAGCTATCGCAATATTCAAGTCTATGTTGCAGATCAAGCCCCTTGGTGGGATGAACTTCAATATGACTCTTTGCGTGTTGATGATCCTAGCTATAGTGTAGCAGGTTCTGGATCGTGGGGCATACTCTCAAACCATAGAGTTCAAATGCCTGCAATAGTAATTGAAGCAGTACCTAGAAGGAGGTTTACTCCATATCAGATAGGCGACACGTCACAATTTGTTAGACAAGATGTTTTGTTCCACATTGTTGCTGAATCTAGATGGTGGAGAAATCAACTGATAGATATTATTTCTTTACAAAAAGATAATAGAATCTGGCTTTATAATAGCAACACAGTAGCATCCAGCGGCGCTTTCCCCTTAGATTTTAGGGGGATGGCCGTCGCAAACCCCAATAATTATGATGATATTGTGGACACCGAAGAATATAGATACCTTTTTGCTAGGATGACAGATATGACGGTTTCAGAAATGAATTCGTATAATTCTAGGCTTCAAGAAGGGACCGTAAGAGCTACATTTGAAGTTGTTATGGACTAAAATGGTGTATACAATATCTAGAGATACGTATCTAAATCTAATAAATTTTTAGGAGAAGTTAAATGGCAGTTAATAATAGAGTCTATTATGCTATTCAACAGATTTCAATGGCACCAGATGACACTGCACCTAATCATCAGGCGCAGATGAAAGTCGCGCATGGTGTTCAGTCTGTTGGAATAACAACAACTTTTAACCTAGAACAGGTCTTTGAACTCGGTCAGATTTCCATCTATGAAAATGTAGAAGGAACTCCTGACGTTGAAGTTACAATGTCGAAAGTTCTAGACGGGTATATCCCACTTTACTGTATGGCGACTTCGATGTTTTCATCATCGCCTGCATTGGCTAACAGAAATGCAGCTAATGTTAAATCTTTTGTCCAGTTGGGTATTTGGAATGAAGCAAATAACCAATCTTGCGGTGAAACCGACACAAATGCTGATTCAGTAGTAGAAATGTCTGGTCTTGTTGTTTCTTCAGTTGGGTATAACTTCCCACTTGATGACAACTTCAGTGAAGACGTTACTATGGTTGGTAACTACAAAGTGTGGAAATCTGGCACAGCCACTAATGCAGTCTCTCTTGACTGTGGTGTAACCTATTACCCAAGTGGTGATGGTACAGACGGTGGATTTGCTGGAAACAATGATGCTCCTATTGGAGATGGTGGTGTTAACCGTCGTGAGAATATTCAATTCGCAACGACTGCCACTGACCAATACAAGAGCGGTGACTACACTATTCTTCCTAACGACATCCCCGGCGTTCTTACCAATGGTGTCAAAGGAACTGACGCTCGCGTATCATCTATCACTACTTCTGTAGACCTTGGTCGTGAAGACATCTTCGAACTCGGATCTAAACTGCCTTACGCTAAGACAGTTACATTCCCTGTTGAAGTTACTTGCGACTTTGAAGTTACAACTGTTAGTGGTGACTTGATCAATGCGCTTGACGACTGTACCGATGCCGCATCATGTAACAATAAGAGTAATCTTAATGAAAGACCTATTCGTATTGCTACTTGTGAAGGCCTGAGACTATGGCTCGGAAAGAAAAATAAGCTAGCATCCGTCACCTATGGTGGAGGAGACGCTGGTGGTGGTAACGCAACCGTTACTTACTCATATTCTAACTTCAATGACTTTACTGTGATGCACAGTGGAGACGTTGCAGGGAATGGTGGTAACAGTGCTGGTGCTACATTCTGGACCAATAGAGAATTATACATCGGAACGGGTGTTATTTAATATTGATTTGAATCCAAGGGGTCATGCGTTTGCATGGCCCTTTGTTTTTTTAGTCAGTATTAGGAGCGATAGCCTGAATGCGCAATAAGGCAAGTAACTTTACTGACTCTCTTATATTGGATTTTTTATGGATTTGATAGAATATTTAGCCAAAACTAGTATCCTAACCGCTAATATAGTAATAGGGACTTTGCTTATAATATTCTTTTCTTTAAAAATGCTTTTAAAGTATACTGATATAGGAACAGAGAAGAAAAAAGAAAAGGACAAGTCAGACAGGATATTTAATAGTAAGTCTGAACAAATAAGCAAAGAAGATATAGGATTTATTTATAAGAAGCCTAAGATAGAGACTTCTTTTGGAGATAGAAGGATAGGGGAAATTGATGATAACCCCACACAGACCTAACAGGATGTCTGGCTATAGGCAGCAGATAGTGAATGCTGACTCTGTGCCTCAATCAAGACCTATTCATCATATCTCTAAAAATGCGGAAGATTCTAGTCCCGCTATTGATGATTCTATTAGTAAGGTCGAAGAAACTACTCCTAATATATCAGTAGAAGAAAACTGGTCATATGATGGAAAACAGATACAATCTTTTAATTCAGAAAGGTGCGATTTTTTTGTAATGGCCGATAACGATAATATTAAGCAGAGAGCTGTAGGCGTAGACATTGGAACAGGTTTTATTTCTTGTGCTGAGCATGAGGAAGGAAACAAAAAGTTCCGAAAGGTCAGAGACGCTTTTTTCAAATTGAACCCTTCAAAATTTTTAGAGGGATCTGCCGACCAGTTTGGTGAGAGTATGCTAAAAAATGCAGGAGCACACTATGTAAAAGTGGATGGTCAGCTGTATGTACTTGGAGATGATGCATTTAAGTTTGCAAGTCTATTTCATCAAGAGTGTTTGCGACCAATGTCTCAAGGCGTTTTGAATCCAAGAGAACCAGTTTCAAATCTTATGGTAGCAGAGCTAATAAAGGCTGTAGCAGGAAAACCTAAAGCAAAGAATGATGTCCTGTACTATTGTGTTCCAGCAGAGCCTATTGATGCTGACTTTGATGTCGAGTATCATAAACAGATTCTTCATGGTGTCTTTGAAGAGGTTGGATACAAGAATATAAATGTAATGACAGAAGGGCTAGCAGTAGTTTATTCGGAATTAGCAGAAACGCAGTATACAGGTATTGGTATGAGTTTCGGTGCTGGTATGTGCAATATTGTTTACTCTTTTATGGGAATTCCGGTATTCGCATTTTCTCTAAGTAGAGGTGGAGATTGGATCGACTCTCATGCTGCAAAGCATACAGACGAGACACACAACGTCATTACTTCTATTAAAGAAAAAGGAGACTTCAGTCTCTATGATTCTACTAATGGAATACAGAAAGCTATATCAATATACTATGATGCATTGCTTACTTATGTTGTAGAAAAGTTCAAAGAACTATATGCAAATACGCCCAAGAAAAAACTTCCAAATGTCATGATGGAACTTCCTATCGTTATTGCCGGAGGAACATCTTTGATGCAAGGATTTGTTGAGAGATTGAGAGAGTTAACAGCGGAAGATTTCCCAGTACCCATCTCAGAAATTAGACATGCCGAAGAGCCTTTATTTGCGGTTTCTAATGGTCTCTATGAAGCAGCAAAGCTGTCGTTGAAATAACATGCTTGACCATGAAAGAGCTAGTATTGTAGACAGGATTCTGTCCGGTGTCATTTTTTTTAGACACAATTCTAGCATATACAAAATACTTAATCCTAGTAGAGAAACTATAGCGCTAGCAGATTTTCTAGCGTCAGAAGCTTCAAGTGATCTTAATTTTTCACAGCTGATAACAAAGCAGGAGCTGAAGGCAACATTAAATTCAAGAGGCATATGGACATATGAAGAAGAAGGGAAACTTAAACAAAGCGAAGAAACAATAGAAGAGATACAGGTTTCTATATATAAAAACTTTTTTAATTCAAAAGCTAAAGCTTCACTAAAAAGAAGATTGGAAGGGCTAAGGAAGGCGATATCAAAAGCAAACGAAAAGAAAACATCTCTTGACAATGTAACGCTAGAGGCATACTTTGATTTTATAAAGGAAAGATTCTCAATAGGAATGAGCCTATACGATATAAACAATAATAGGATTTACGATCCAGAAAAGTTTTTTGAGCAAGAAGCGCTTCTTTTGGATAAAGCATATGAGGCTTGGATAACTCAGTACGCGATTATTCCACATATCAGAGAGATAGCTAGGACAACACCATGGAAAAGCTATTGGGATAGTTGTCATAATAGTGGCATATTTAATTTTGGGACTTCATCTCTGAATATTATACAAAGAAATGTAGTTCTGTTTTCAAAAATGTATGACAACGCTAGACAAAGTCCTGAGTCTCCCCCAGACGATGTGTTTGAAGACGATGATGCATTTGATGGATGGATGGCTGTTCAAAGGAAGGAAGCTGAAAAGAATCGAGCTAAGAATAACGCTGACAAGATATCAGGACAAAAGGGCGATGAGATATTTATGGTAAGCTCAAGGGAAGACAAAAATAAGATCTATGATCTTAATGATTATAGTGAAAGGATGTCAATAAAGAATAAACTTACTGAGGTTAGGTCAGCAGGAGGGGAAGAAATAAGGGAGGCTCAGCTTTCAGATGTTAAAATGAGACTACAAAAAGAATTAGCAGAAATGGTAACAAATAGGTAATAGGAGTATAAAGTGGATGACAAAAACAATGATTACAAAAACTTTTCTAAGAAGAGGTTATTAAATAACATACAAAAAAAATTTAACACTACAACCATAGGGTCTTTAGCAATTATAGAAGATAACTTTGGTTTTTTATGGGGACATGGACTTCCTTATAATCAACTCTCCGAAGATCAAAAAGATTGGAGAGAAGCATGGAGCGATACTAGGACTAAAATTTTAGATCTAGGAAATTCTAATTTAAGAGCTGCTCAGAGTGAGATCAGCCAATATACATTAACTTGGAACAGATATGTAACTAATTTTTATGTCAAAGGAGATCAGGAATAATGGCAGATAAAAAAGAAAAAAGACCTTTTGAGTATGAAGGAAAAAGCTACGCAGTTAAAAGGCCTAGCGTTGAAAATGTAAAACAGGCTAATGAGTTGCGAGCCAGAGTTTTTAACGAGGCCTTGCAAAATGGGGATCTTCTTAGAGACCAGCTTGATAATGAACTAAGAAAACGAGAGCTTTGGAATGATGAGAGAGAGGCTCAGTACCAAGATTGCAGAAAAAAGGTGATAGATGGTGAGTTTACCTTAAAAAAGGGTGGCATTAAGTTATCTGAAGCAAAGGATATTGCTCTTGAGATGTCTAGAGCTAGGAATGAGATGGTTTCTATGCTATCTGGGCGCTCTGATCTAGACTCAATTACATGCGAGGGAAAGGCTGATGCAGCTAGATTCAACTTCCTTTTTGCATCCTGTTTGGTGTATGATGAAGGTGATGAGCTGTACTTCAAAGAAGGTTTTGATGAATATATGGCAAACCAAGATGATCCAGTTGCAGTATTAGGCGCAACTGAATTCTTCTACCTGATGTCAGGAACGGAAGATGTTGATTCTCAATTGCCAGAAAATAAGTTTCTTAAAAACTTTGAGTTTGTTGACGATAGTTATCGACTTATTGACGGTGACGGTAAGCTAGTAGACTTAGAAGGCAATCATATTGATGAAAATGGAAATCTTATCGAATGGATTGGCGATGATGAGTACATTTTTGTTGACATCACTGGTCGTAAGGTTACTAAGACTGGAGAGTGGGACGTAGAGTTTTCTCCTTTCCTAGATGACAATGGTAAGCCTGTCATTAAAGAGGAACCTAAATCAGAAGAAGCTGAGGCAGAAGATGAAGAAGGCGATACTGAAGATGAGCCTGAATCAGAAGAAAAGCCTAAAGCGAAGAAGAGCCGTGGTCGGCCTAAAAAGACTGAACCGGATAAGCAAGAAGAAGAGTCGCCCCCAGAAGATGACGCTTCTTAATATTTAATGGGTAAGCGGTCATAGCAATACTGTGTTGTGGCCGCTTTATTTTTTAAACGAAAGCTACTTATGGCATTTAATATAAACGCACACGTTATCCTTCAAGGCCCTAAGAATATTAGTGCCGTTACTAAGAGTATACGCTCTCAGCTTCAGAATATAAACGTGAATATCGGCTTGAACATACCTAACAATGTTCAGAGCCAGCTGACTAATCTTAATAATCAGCTAAATAATGCCAATAAGAATTCGCAAAAGTTCGCTAATACCGCTAAGACTACTTCTACTTCCGTTAAGAACATGGCTAACAGCACTAAGGGAGCTGCTAATGCCATGCAAGTACTAGGTAAAGAAACAGCCCTTACTTTCAAAAGATTTGCTGCTGCCGGTATCGTTACCGCAACATTCTTCAGACTAACACAAGCAATCTCCGAGGCTGTACCGAAGGCTCTGGAATTTGAGAGAGGTCTTGTAAAACTTCAGCAAATTACTGGATCAACAGCTAAAGGTCTCAGCAATTTAAAAAATAGCGTCAGTTCTCTATCTCAGCAATTCGGCAAAGATGCTAATGAGTTGTTAGAGTTGGCACAAATATTCGCTCAAACTGGTCAAAGTATTAAGCAGGTTGAGGCTTCTGTCCGTGCTGTTGCAAGGTCTTCTTTAGCTCCTACTTTTGGAGATATGAAGCAGACAGCTGAGGGTCTTGTTGCTGCATTAAATCAGTTTGGTATAGCCGCTTCAGATTCTGAAAAAGTTCTTGGTTCTCTAAATAGAGTATCTAAAAAGTTTGCTGTTGAGTCCGATGACCTAATCGCTGCTATTAGACGTGCCGGTGGTGTATTCGCTATATCGGCTGGTCAATTCAAAGAACCCATCGAGGCCCTTAATGAATTTAGTGCCATCTTTACAGCGGTTAGATCTACTACTCGGGAAACTGCTGAAACGGTAGCTACTGGCCTTAGAACCATTTTCTCTCGTATTCAGAGAAGAGGAACTATTGACGTACTTAAAGGACTGGGAGTTGAGCTTACTGATACACAAGGTAAGTTTGTTGGTCTTTTTGAATCGTTCCGAAGACTATCTGCCGGGCTTGATCAATTAGTTCAAAAGGGAGATGCTGTTACCTTATCTGCGATAACTGAAGAGTTAGGTGGAATTAGACAGATAGGTAAGTTAATTCCTGCTATTAAAAACTTCAATAAGGCAGAAAGAGCATTTGCTGAAGCTCAAAGAGGAGCTGTAGAAGGATTAGGATCTGATGTCGCCAAAGGTTTGACTCCACTAATTGTGCAGTTCGAAAAAGTCAGAGAGAGATTCAATGCTTTAATTAGAACAATATCTGAATCTTCTACTTTTAGAGCTTTATCTAAAACAGCAATAGGGCTTGCCAACGCTTTCCTTGGTGTTGCCGAGTCTCTTACTCCTATATTGCCTATACTAGCTAAAATAGCAGCTTTCAAACTTACTAGAGGGGCATTTTCATTCTTTCAGGGCTTCTTTGGTTCTGCTAGAGCAGGAGGAGGAGCAGGAGGAGCAGGTGCCGCATTAGGAAGTGCTATAACAGGAGGCGGAGGCGGAGGAAGAGGAGGCGCAGGTGGAAATGCTGCGACCAACGCTTTAGCTACTGCAGTAAAATCAATGAACACAGCTGTTACTAAGCTGTCTGGGGCAACTGCCAACAATACTACTGCAACTAATAATCTTACTCAAGCAATAAGAAACCTTCAGGGGGTTATTGTTGCATTGACCAATACGATCAAGACTAGAGGTTTTGGAGGAGGAGCTACTCCTATAGTACGCAGAGGAGGCAGAGGAGCAGGTCGTCGTGGAATTATGGGCTTTGCTAGTGGAGGGCTTGTTCCCGGAACGGGGAATAAAGATACAGTTCCAGCAATGCTAACTCCCGGAGAGTTTGTTTTAAGGAAATCTGCTGTTAAATCTATAGGTCCTTCCAATCTTAAAGGCTATAATAAGGGAGGCCGCGTTGTAGGTAGGGTTAAACCTACTACACCAATCGGTCTTGGCTTGTTGTCTGCTGGAAATCCTCCTGACTTTATAAGCGCTACCTTAGCTGGAATAGAAGATAAAGATCCCAAATCTGGTGCTAAACTTAGAGCTGAATTTATAAGACAAGCAAAAGCATTTGAGGCTAGGACTGGTGGTCCTTTGACAGCAAGAACTGCTGGATTTACTAATGAAGAGCGAGATAGAATTAAAGATCTCAAACGCAGGGAAGCGGGGAATCAAGTATTAGGGAAAACTCCAGCTGACGTAAAACTAGCAGAAAAAATAGCAAACCGAGCAAAAAGAGGAGGAAAGGCGGCAAAAGTTGATGGAAGAAACGTAAGCAAGAGCGCGCTTACAAAAGGGAGAGCAGGCATTAGGGGCGCTGCACTTATGCAAGCGATTGCTTTGGCAGAGAAGAATCCCGGAGAAGAAGCCATAGACTATAATGTACTCAAGGCTCAAAGCGGTAAAATTCAAGCTTTAAACACTAGGATCTATGGAATAAGTACAAACGCTAGACAGGCATTTGGCAGCGAACTTATAGATCCTCTTCCGGGCATGATTTCCAAGGCTACAGCTGCGCTCGGAGACGACATGAAGTTTCCGGCATTTACTGATCTTGAGCGAGTGCTGGACGGAGGTGCAGTAAACTCACTTAAAGGAATTCTATTTGAAGCTGTTATAAAGCAAGCTAGCCAACAACTCAGAGCTGAGGGAGAAACAGAGGCCGGTATTAGGTTTGATATTCCTACAGGAGATACGACTCAACTAAGCAAAATATTTGGGCCACAATTTGTTTTGCCCACAGAACTTAAAAACGAGATAGGAAAAACCCAAAGAAATTCTTTCCTCGGAAAGGCGATAAGTGGTGTTCCCGGTCAAGTTATATTTGATCTTGAAGATTTAGCAGCCGCTCAGACATTTAATAAAGGTGGAGCTGTCTTCGGTAGTGGAAATACCCCTGCTTTACTAACTCCCGGAGAATATGTATTTGATAAGAAAACAGCACAAGGAATAGGATATGGAAATCTAAATGCTATTAATGCTTATGCTGAGGGTGGGATTGTAACTGAGGGTAGAAGTTTCTATGGAAAGCAGCCTACAGCAAGAGAACTTGAGAGATTGTACGCAAAGCGATACGAGTCAGTAATTCGCAAGGGAGGAACTCCCGCAGAAGCAAGTGCAGCAGCTAGTAGGTTTGTTAGTGGAAAAACTGGAAGAGGAATTTTTGCCGGCACAGACGCAACAAGCACGGCAGACAGAAGAGCGGCTAGAAAAAGTAGGATGCGTGCTCTTGGTACAGGGCGTGTAGCAACAAAGCTCAGTGCTCAACAGCAGAATGTCAAGAGGCCAGTTCCCGGAGCACCTCCAAGAAACAATCTTAGCATCGGAGTAGGCAATCGAGGTTCTGTCCCACAAGGCAGATTACCGCTTCCCGGAAGGCCTCCAAGAAATAACCTTAACATCGGAGTAGGCAATCGAGGTTCTGTCCCACAAGGCAGATTACCGCTTCCCGGAGCACCTCCAAGAAATAACCTTAACATCGGAGTAGGCAATCGAGGCGGAGGCGTCACCACTTCAGGCCTTCAGCTAGCACCTACTACAGTCAAACCAGCTGGACATGCTTTTGCTCAGCAGCAGGTACTTAACGCTCAACAGCAAGCAGCACAGCCACAAAAACAACAGCAACAACAAAGGCAACAGCAGCAACAACAAAGGCAACAGCAGCAACAACAAAGGCAACAGCAGCAGCAATCACAAAAGCAGAACAAACAACAACAACAGCAGCAGAAAAAACAGCAACAGCAACAAAAGAAGCAAAGGACTCCTACCAATAAGCGAGGCGCAGCAGGAGCAGGCGCAGGAGGTATGGGAGGCATGAAGGGTATGGGCTTCGCGATGATCGCTATGGAGCTAGCGATGACCGGCCCTATGCTTATAGATGCTATGAGCGACACTGCAGCAGGAGTTGAGGAAAAAGGTCAAGCAATGACCTCAGCCCTTATGAGTATTGGGACTTCTTTATTGTTTGCTGCCCCTATGTTCATGGGTATGGGCGGTGGAGGACCGAAAAAAGCGGGCGTTGGAACAAGATCAAGAGGAATCTTTAGGAAGAATCTTTCTGGCGGAAGAGGTTTAGGAACTTCGTTGTCAAGAGCAGGAGGTAGTGTAACGGGAGGCGGCAAGCTAAGAGGTTTGGGCAGGATGTCGATGAGAGGAACTGGATTTGGAATGGCTGCACTTGGTCCTGCCATAGCTGGTGCAGTTGGAGTTGCTCTTGCCGGTCCAATTTCTGAATTTGCTACAGGAGTACAGAACCTTGAAACGATTGGTGCTCAACAGATAAAAGGAAGTAGGCTTGAAACTGCTGAAGGAGCTAGACAACGAGGAGCAATTAAAGGAGGTGTTGCTGGAGGTTCTGCGGGCGCTGCGTTAGGTTTCATTCTCGGTGGCCCAGTAGGAGCAGCGATAGGTGGTGGAATAGGTATTTTTGCTGGTAAAGCTATAGGCCAAGCAAATGCGGCTGCTGACAAAATAAGATTTGACGCTATAGCTGGTCTTAATGATGCATCAAAAGAAGCAGGAGAAGCTCTTCATAAACTAGCTAATGATGCATTTGTAACCGCTGATGATATTGACAAGGCCAATAGAAAGAATGTTGAAATGTTCAATAGGCTTTCCTCTGCGGGCGGCGACTTTGAGAGTGCAAGGGGCGTTGGTTTTATGGGAGGAGACGCAGAAAGAGCACAATTCATGCGAGTGGGTGAAGGCATCAGCAGCATTTTTAGCTTCTTCTCAGGAGGAGCGTTTCGAGGTGGTGGTGGTGTAGACTCTATCGAAAGCGGCTCCCAGAGAGAATTGCTTCAAAGAGCAGGAAGTAAAGATCCAATCATGGACTTCTTGTCTAGAGCTGGAATGACGTTTGATAGTCAAGAAAAGAGTCAAAGGGAGATAGACCAAGACGTAGCAGCAGGCGAGCTTGTCATAGAGGGTAGAGGATTTGCAGAAGCCCTTAAGAATTTTGATCCTAAAATAGCAGAACAAAGTGCCGCTGCATTAGCGAATGTATTAGGAAGCGTAACAGATACTATCATACTTGCTTCTAATGATTCTAAAGGTAAGATCGAAGAATTACAAGCATTCTTAAGTAAAATAGATACCAGTGATCCAAAGAAAGCACAGAAGAACTTTACAGAAATACAGAAGGCTCTTGACTTAGGACTGCTTGGAGAAGCTGGAAAGAAAGCGGCTGCAACAATACGTATTGATCTTGGAAACCAGCTGTTTGCGGCAACTCAAGGAGCTCTAGAAACACTTGGAAAACAAGATGCGGCAGCTCTATCGGGAGCGATCAAAAGGGTACAACAAGCTGCAGCGTCTGGAGACATAGATGCATTCAATCAGGCTCTGGCATCAGGAAATAGCTTACTAGGAAGAGCAGGCCCAGCCTATTCAGGAGTACAGAGACAATTTAACAGATTAACTCAGCAAGCTATGGCAAACTCTGTGGCTTTGACTGAGCAGTCAATATCTCAAGCTGTTGTGAATAATCTACTGGAAGCCAGTGGAAAAGCTATGGATGGCATGGTAACGGCACTTCAAAAACTAACAAACGCTATGGAGCAAACTCTTAACTCGTTCGATGTATTTGTTTCTAATGCTGAAAAGAGAGTAGGTTCGCTGCTTAGTGGTGAAGCTGATTTTAGTTTGGATGAGGTTGTCAATCCTTTTGAAAACTTAGACATACAGGGTCTTGAGCAAGGCGGAGTTACGGACGCTATAAGGGCTGGATTTGCAGAGATAGAATCAGTTGGTGGGACTGGAGCATCAGGCACGCTGGAAGGACTTGAAGGGGTTCCGGGCTTTGCCGCAGCATTACCTGATGTATTGAAGGACTCTCTAAACGCTATTACAGAAGATGTTACAGCTAGAGGTGGGCAGTTAGGAACGAATCAGCAGATGCTTGACACTATTAGAGAAAGAGCACAAGCTGCTGGTGCTGAAGGGCCAGTGCTGGATGCATTCATGAAGCAGATGGAGGCTACTCTAACACAAGCGCGACAAGGAGAAGGCGGGATAGATGCTATTAGAGCTGCTCTTGGTAATACCGGAGATATAGTAGAACAGTTTGGAGGAGCTACACAGGAAATAATTGACCAGCTGTCAGCTCAGTTCGACGCAGCAAGGGAGATTGCACAAAGGTCAGCGGATATTGCCAAGCTTCAAAGAGATGTGCAGTTAAAGCTTAGAGATTTTGATAAAAAACGAGACGACATAGATAAGAGAGTTGGAGAAGTAACTGGAACTAGAAAAGGCGGACTAGCTGAAGCTCAGGCTGATTTAAACCAAAGTATAGCTAGACAAACAGGTCAGGCAGTTAGCATAGGTGGTAGGGTCGTAGCCGGTGGAGTAGCTACAGCAAATGTAGGTGAACTGCAGGCTAGACAGACAAGCTTACAACAAGAAAAAGCTCGCATAGAGGCTCAACTTGCTCAGCCCGGACAGGGAACCAATACAGAGCTTATCGGTCAGTTAGCAACAGTTAAAGGAGCACTCGAAGATACAACAGGAGCTTTAAGTACTTTAGCTGATGACACAACAAGGTTGGCAGCTATTGAATCAGAGATAGCAGACTTGCAATCTAAACAGCTTGCGGAGCAAGACTCGTTGAAAGGCACTTTTGAAAGACTCCAAGGAATTCAAGAGAAAATTAACAGAGGTGATTTCAAAGGTGCTGCTGAAGATAGAAAGGCGATTAGGGATGATTTCCGTGCTGTTGAGTTGCTAGAAACAGGCGGAGAATTAACAACTGGGCAGATGAGCAAACTTCTCAGCGGTCAGCTTGATCCTATATTGACTGCGGGAGGCAAGACTCAGGAAGAAATAGCCAAGCTCAAAACACAAGCGTCAGTTCAGGCAAGAGGAGTAGCAATACAAGGTCTGGGGCAATTAGGAATAAATGCACAAGGCTTCTTTGCTGGAGTAGATCAAGGAGCTGCTATAGATAGAAAGAAAGACGAAGCGGCAGCAATAGGTCAGCAGCAGAAAGATGCTCTGAATGTTATGGAAGATAGAGTTCGCAAGCAGGCCGTTACTGAGATGGATAGGCTGAATACTGCTGTTGATGATTTAAGAATCCAAATGCAGCTTGCAGCATTTTCTGCAGAAGAACTTAGAAAAGCGGACAGTGTCGAGAAGAGAGATGTGTCTGAATTCATGGGAACAGAAGTCAATGATATGCTTGCTCGTGGAGGAACAGCCAGAGAAGTCACCTTGGCTGGCAACAGAGGAACTACAGCATTCGGTAACTTTGGTGCTAGTTTTGCAGGTGCTGATTTATCGGATCAAAACGTAAGAGATAAAATAGACACAGGAATATCTGGGGAACTTGAAAGGCTTGATGAATTAAAGAATCTGGTTACGAGTGCAAGCGACTTTAACGCCATAGAGAAAGAAGAAAAGAGATTACTTGGCATTAGAGCCAAACTTGCGAGCACCCAGAAAGATGCTATTAAGGCTCAGGAAGAAGCATACGAAGCAGATAGAAAGGCAGCTAAAGATAGAGCTAGGGCTAACATAGAAGCAGAAAATGAAAGATTGAAGGCCACAAGAGGAGGAAGGCCTTTAGGAGATGCTGAGTCTATTGCTAGTGGAAATCTGTTCACGACAGCCCCTGTTGCTGGGCCAACGCGCGGGAAACCAAAAACAAGAGAAGAGCTGATAGTAGACGTTTCAAATGTGACATTGGACGATATAGAGAAGAACTCCATAGACCCTGTGAGAAAACCTGCTCCTAAAGAACTTAAAAAAGTAATGAAAACACTTCAGGGCTCAGAGCTTGATAAAGAAAAAATAAAGAAGCTTAAAGGGCTAGGTGGCGGTGGCTTCCAGAATATTGAACCCGGCAAGATGAGGAAAAGCTCTCAAGCAAGTGCTATTGGTGCCGCTATTCATGACGCTATTGCATTGCCGATAGCTCCCACTATCGAACCGGCGGCAGTCAAGAAAAGCTTAAAGGATCTCGGAGTACAGACTGAGGGAATGTTCAAGGAATCAACGGAAAAAGGAATTAAGAATGTAGACCCATTCGCTATGGAAGCTGCATCAGACGCATTTCCAGATCCTTTTACTGACAAGGATGGAAAACTTAAGGAACAATTTGATCCGACTAAAAGTCCAAGTGAAGCTGTTCGTGTTCGTCATGATATAGAGCAAAGAGCTAAAGACAAGATAGAAAGAGACGAGGCAAGGAAAAAATTAGCCCAAGCTGACTCAACAATTATTGCTGGAGACGCTAACACAGCAGCTTATAGAGATAGAGCTTCGCGAGACAAAAGGCGTGGTCAACTACAATCTATGCGGGATACTGGAACGGCTTCCTCTTTAGACTTAGAGGAGCTAGACCACTTACAGAACATTGCCACATCAGATATCCATCTTGATAATCTTAATAAAACTAGAGGCAAGGTCTCTGAATTTGCAAAGAGTAGAGGAATAAGTCTCAAGGGCAGTGATGAAGACATATTTAAGAGACTTTCAGCGGCTGGACCTGAAGGACAAGGCTTATCCGATAAACTTCGGCAGGATCTGGCTACTCATAGATCCTATATTGAGAAAGCAAAAGGCTCAACTGTCTCTCTCACAGGCGCTGCTGGATTTGGAGAAGAGGCAGCTGGTCGCCTAAGAAATAAAGATGGTGGAACTACTGGTGAGCTTGAAACTTATAGAACAACAACTTTTGCCGCAAGCGTATCAGGCAGAAGAAAAGCTATGTTAGAACAAGCGAAGAAGGACAAAGCGGAAGCTGAAGCTAGGCTTGCCCAACCAGAACTTACTTCTCAATTAGCCGATACCGGACCTCAGTATAAATCTACTTATAAAGGAAGAGCGAATGAAAATGAAACTGAAATGGAAAGAAGGATTAGGCTTAACAAAGAGCTTGGAGGAAGACCTGTAGGTAGAGTTGAGTCAAGGTTTGGTATAAGTAACTCTAAGCTTAGACTAGCGGACGCTATAAAAGCTGGCGAGTTTGAGGGAACTGGATTGCTAACTGATGCAAGTGGTGCAGGAGCATCAAAAGCAGAACGTAGGATGGGCAATGCTGCGTATGAGGCTCAAGGTTTGATTCCTCAAGGCAAGATAAGAAGCTTTAAGGGCTACGATCCAGATAAAATTGGCTTTGATGTATTGAAGAAAGACAGTTATCTAGGTAGTAGGCTTACGAATCAAGAAGTTTCTACAGCTATAGAGTTTAGAAGACAGCAACAGTTAAAGTCTGGACAAATAGACCCCATGACTGGCGCTTTGACTGACAAAGGAAAAGAGGCTCAGGGCAGATATAGTGATAAGGCCACTCTACAAAATACTCAGGAAAGATTACTAGGAAAAAGAGAGCGTATAAATCAAGCTAGAAATATGCTTCGCTCGGGTAAGCTTAAAAAAGACCAAGTTCAAGAATATATAAAGACTGGTATGATGCCCGGCCAAAAAGCACAAGGGCAGATCATGGGAACTGAGGGAGCAATGTCTCAAGTTGACCAGTTCGGAAACCCAGTTACCGATCCATTTGGAGGTTTTGGCAAGCAGCCGTTTGATGTAACTGGAGGAAAGACACCGGGAAGAGCTGGAAGCTCCTATGTTGATCCGTCTGCTGGAGGAATGACTCCAGAACAAAGGGTAAGAGCAGAAGGTGCTATTGGGTCGATGTCCCATTACCTCCCGGACGATTTCTTCAAGAACCCTTCTGTTGGAGGAATGCAGTACACTGACCCTGCAGCGGCAGGTGGGCAAGCACCTATTGTAGGCCCAGAAGCAGTCACTGCTATGAGTTCTCTTACCACAGCATTTGCTTCGATTAAAGATGGAGTGAAAATTCAAGCTGTCGATGTAAGGCTTGATCAAGGAAATATATTAGAAGCTATAAAGACAGTTGTGGCAGATGCTGTTGCAGCTAAGGTAGCAGAAATGCCGGGAATGGGTTCTTCCCAACCTACTAACAGTACCTTAGACTCACCAAGTCCAGCTCCTCAACAACCATCATTCAGATAAGGAATAGACAATGGCAATAACTGGAGTAAATGTAACGTATGGCGATTATCAGTTCAAGCCTGCGCCAGATGTCTCTTATGAGAGAGAAACTTATGCTATTAAAAATAACGGAAATATAATAGGCGGTGTTTATACAATAAATCTTGAGGGAACATTAATCCCTGAAGCGGTAGGGGATGGAGGAGCTCTTGAGGTTTTTAGAGCACAAGAAGATCTACACTCTGCATTCACAGGTAACTATAGAGAGTTTATTGCTGAGTTTCTAGGAGATGAGAGTTGTTCAGGCACTGTTATATCTGGAAGACCTTTAGTTAATTCTATCAGTATTTCCAGTCCTGACTATTATACAAAAAGAGCTAACTACTCCGTATCTTTAGGCTTTGCAGCATCTAGCATAAGCGGAACTCAAGATTACTTAGGAACAGGTTTAAATCTTGAAGATGCACAGACAAACTATTCTTTTAGTTATGTTAAAAAGCCGACTAAATTTTATGGGGTTGAGTTTCCTCCAGTACTTGAAATCTCAAGGTCAGTTAGTGCTGTAGGCCAGACAATATCTACCGGAGAGCTCGGTGATGGCTCAGCATTGTGTATATCTGGCCTTACAAATGCTATTAATTATATAACTGGAGTAGCTACCTTAGAGTTACAAAATGTAGAGGTTAATAATTTGCTTAGTTTAGGAACTAATGTGAATTATGGATATAGGACATATTTAACCGAAAGATCTGTTAATCAAGATGAGACAGCCGCATCTGTGTCAGTTGATGATACATTTATAGCTGTTGCAACAGGAATGCCTAATAGTGTTTCTGCTGGAGTTCCTGCTGGAATATCAAATCTACCAAGTGGAGTCACTGACGGCCCCAAGAGTGGCTTTGTTCCTTTGGGCGAGTTTCCGGTCAATGATGCATTTAGTTTGAATGTAGAAAAAGCCAACCAAGATGGTATAACAAGCGTTACTATGGATGGCACTGTTCAGGGCTATCCTACTTATAAACTAGGAGATGGCTCTTTTGCCCTTTTATCAGATAGTGGTGCTTTTGATATAGCTAGAACTTATACTAGATACTGTCTTGACAACGGTATATTCTCAACTAGAGCAGCAATGGCTTATAGTGGAGCTATACCAGAAACTTTTTCTGGAGTTATAGGAACTCCTTTCAATAAGAAGCCAATTTCTGAGTCATATGGCTATAATATAGAAGAGGGGACTATTACTTATAATGTTTCGTTTGATAATAGACCAGACCATTGCGTTACTGGTGTTATATCTGAAACAATAAATGTTACTAAGAAAAGACCTACAGATGTGTTTGCAGAGATAAAGATCTTAGGAAGAGCTGCTGGCCCATTACTCCAAGACATAGGAACTAAGACTGCATTTACACAGGACTTGAGCATTTCTGCAGCGGTGCCTCCATACACTGGATGTGCAACAGGAGATAATTATTTTGATAATTCCCCTTCTCCTCAATATGATGTTGTTGTGAATAAACTAGAGGAAGCTATAAGTGGTAATGATAATACGGTATTTAGAACTGCAGATAGTGAGACATTTGATGTTAAAACAGGGAAGTATACAAGGCAATGTAGCTGGATCTATACTTCTTGCCCATCTAGCTAGGATTTGATATATGCCGAATGTTTGTGATTATGGAGAGAATATAGTAGGGCCTTTCAAGCAGACTCTATTTCTAGGCTGTAGTGTAAAATCTTTCACTTGCACTGTTGGGTGGAATGAGCAACAGACGAACTTGACGGTAGAGCTTACAGAAGATCCTTGTCCGGGCGATAAGATCTATTATGACTATCCGGGACATCAAGCAACTTGGACGCAGGCAGATCCCGGTTTCGAAAAATATAGGCCTGCTGTAGGAGCTCCAGTTTATTTTAGAGTGGCAGATTTTGAATTTGCAGGAATTGTTCAGAGCTGGAATAAGAGAGATGATACTTCGGGACTTAACCAGTATACTGTAAATATATCTGATCCTAGATTCATACTGCAAAATACACAACTCATACTTAATGAAAACAATGGTAGTGTAGGAGGTCTTTACAATGTGCTTAATGTCTTTGGATATCTTGAAGGGCATGGTTTTGGAAAGTCAGACTTTAACGATCAAGGGGTTCCTTGGTCACTAGTCAAGCTTGCTACAGGCACTATGTTAAGTGGAGAGAAAGACCCTTCTTTTGGCCCACATGGAGCCATAGCATTTAGGGCTCATGACTGGAATGGAGTCAATACTGCAGGAGCTAAGTTTGGTTTAATTAAATCTACTACCGACTCTTATGAGGGCACTCTGAAGACTAGCTTTGGTGGGAATGGGTGGTTTACAGGATATTTCTTAGACCTACATGATATTCCTTTTGCTCCTTCCATCTACAGATTAGGTGCAGACTCTATGACGGTTATGGAGTTAATATCTCAGGTTTGTGCAGATGCCGGCTGTGACTACTATATAGAAATGTTTATTACACAACAAAAACAAAAAGTTATAAAGGTAAAAACTCAACAAAGGCGCGAACAGCCTACTATGGGTAGGATACAAGAGTTCTTAGACACTAGGGATAATGTAATATCAAAGAATGTTGGTCGGGAACTTAGAAATGAGCCGACATCTTCATTAGCAACAGGTGCTAACTACCAGACCTTTTTTAGCACTACCTCGATAGTTCCTTGGTGGGGACTGGATGAGGATGGAAATGCAATAACATACACAACGACTAACACTAATGTGCCAGCTGAGTATGGCTCTATTTTTAATGTGAGAATGGACTTTAGAAAACTCAACACAACTTTAAGTGTTCCTCTCAGTACGAACTTTGTGTATGTGGATGAGATTGAAATGAGGGCAGCTCTAAAAGGAATAGACGACTGGAAAGCCTATTGTACTTCTTTCAATGGATATAATGGCACCACAACAGGCCAATGGCTCTATACAAGAGGTTATAATAATCCATTTAAGGATGCGGCAGTTGCTGCAGCTGCAGATGTTGAAGCAGATGCGGTTAATAATGGTCTTGGCAATATGCCCGGCGGAGGAGGCTTTGATTTTAATCCTCCCGGAAATCCTAATCTTCTACAGTCTGATATAAATAAAGTCCATACTTTTATACAAAGCTTTGCAAACGAGTATTATGGAAAAAAGGTTCTTATAGAAACAGATGCTGAGACTTACTATAACACAGAGGCCAAGAAGAACTATTACTCTGCTCTTCCGGCTGGAGAGGCTTGGATTGAAGATGGATCAACTTGGCTTGGATTAACAAAGCCTAGTGTTTATATGGACCCATTTACAAGCGATACAGCTATGGTATCAGGAGGAGCACGCTTTAGTGCGACTACAGGTTTCGTTCAGGCAGGAGAGGTTATAAGTGATGGAACTTATTTATATGTCAGGGCTAACGCAGACTCTAATTTTGTAACTGGAGTTAAGACTGTAGTTACACTAGCTTCACCTGTAGAGGCTAAAACGCAAGAGGCTGGGACTGGAGATGACTATGCAGGGACTATTCTTGTAGGAAGAGCCGAAGGCAGACTTCTTGCAGGCCTCCAAGCCAAAGTAAAGAAGTTTGTCTTTAATGGTTCTGATGTCGCATTTGGTCTTGCTAAGAAAAGGTATTATCCGACAAATATTGAAGTGCCTATGCGAAGTAATTACACAAAATACGGCCCTTTTGCATTTCAAGGTCCACCGGGTCCAGTTAACATGAAGCCTAATGATGATTTATCCCCTTGGAACTATGGCGGTTCCTCAGCTATGACCACTGTGGCAAATAGCCAGAGCCAAGATGGGTTAACATTTATGCAAGTGGGAGAGAGAGGCTCTGTGAATTGGCCCGGTTATCCAGAACACAGAATAGGATCAGAGCTTAGATCCACCAACACCACTTTCAACAACTTCGCCCTAACACAATATACTTGGGTTTTAGGACTTACGTCGCATTTTTATTATTATATACCTCTGACATCTTCTACTGGTTCTTTTGGACCTAACATAACTAGTGTTGCAGTTAATATAGGAGAAGGAGGTATCAATACCACTTATGAACTTACCACATTCACTCCAAACTTTGGAAGGCTATCTAAACTCAATACTGAAAGGATAAAACAGGCCGCTAAGAATAGGGTAACGCAAGCTAAACAGAGAAGAAAAATGGCATTTATGGACATGTATGTCCAACGCTCTAGATTTATGAACAATAGGGGATCTTAGGTACTATGGGTTATCAAGACAGCTCAAGAAGAAATAGCAGTGCTCCAAAGCCCTTAATTTTAGGGCAAATACATCAGGTTGATACTGATGCTAAGGCGACTTTTGCCGCAGCTGCTAGCGCGCAGGAGGTAATGTCTGCCGCGTCCGGGAACTTTGTTAATCAGGGCGGAGTTAGCTGGGACGGATTAGTGACGCCTTTTCAGTTAGGCACATCATCAACTAAGTTACCAGTCATGCCAAATAGTGCCGGAACTGAGTGTAGGCCTACTTTTACAAACCATGTAGATCCTCCTATCAATGAGTACACACCACCTACGGTAAATATTGGCACATTGAATCCATTCACTTTTAGTGCTCCTTATTCTGATACGACCAACCATTATGATGGGACGATACTTTTTAATGGGACTTCGGCCAGCGGTCAGAATATTCCTAATTTAGGTGGAGCCACTCCAACTAACTTAAGGCCTATGGCTCTTAGAGGCCCTCTGATTATTCAGGGTTGGGGATATGATATGCAGGGCAAGCCTATTCCCAACAAGGCAGATACAGTTAATGACGCAAGGGCTGGGACATTTACATCTAGCAATCTTAAAGACAAGTTTATAGATAATATGCTAGAAAGTAGGGAGACTTGGCCTGTTGCTCCTCTTGACTTAAGATATGACAGATCTAGGAAAGTCTGGACTGTTCCAAATACTTTTAGAATTATCAAGGCTACTGCCGAGTTAGACATAGATGCAGGTAGTGCTGGTGCAGCAGTGCCCAATAACATTAATACAGTTTATGACTCTAATGGTTCCGAAGAAAGTGACCCAACCATTACTGTAGACAACCCATCTTTTGGCAGCACCATTACTTCGGGCGAACAATTCTTTACTTTTTATGATACTAAAGATTGCAAGTACTACCCTTTAACATCTACATCATGCATAAATGTAAATAGATTATCTGGCTGCTATAATCAATCTGATGAAGCAGATACATATGTTCCTTACAACTCTCTACAGATAGGCTCTGGGTTAAAGGGAGTTCCTTATTCTCGGGACGCAGGATGCGACGGAAGTGGTCTTAAGCTAGAGACTATGCATAAGTTCTCTGGAGAGTACTTTACTAATATTATACCGGGACTCGGATTAAGCGTTACTGACAATGGTTGCGGCTCATTTACTATAAGCACCGAATCCGCTGAGGCATCTTGTCCCACTATCACTGGAGAAGGAACTGTCACAGTCACAAAAGGTGCCGGTTGTGATTTTGTGGTTTCTGGTGCTCCCGCCACAGATACGATTACTATCGTAAAAGCAACTGGATGTGCAAGCGTCACTGGACCAGCTATAAATGGAAATGAGAGAACATATACTGTAAGTGGTCACAGAACCGCTATTACAGGGCAAGGCTCAATAACAGCTGTCGAAAGTGGAGAGTGTGGTTATATTATCAGTGGGTGTGAACATACATTCTCTGGTCAAGGTGGAATCACTGTAACTTCCGATGGCTGTGACCATGTTATCAGTGGTTGCCAGACGACCGTTTCTGGACAAGGAGATATCACTGTCACCACAGATGGTGAGTGCGGGTATATAGTTAGTGGATGTGACCCTGTTGTTGCCGGAGCAGGATCAAATACTGTTACAGTTTCTACAGCAGGAGGTTGTAAAACTTATACGGTTAGCGGCTGTCAAGACAGCTTTACTGGAGTTGGCTCAGTTACTGTTACCTCAACTGCTCAGGGAGAATGTAAAGAATACACTATAAGCGGATGTGAGACAAGCCTATCAGGACAAGGTAATATCACAGTTACTCCTAACGGTGATTGCGGGTACATAGTAAGTGGCTGCACGACAGAGCTTGCTGGCGGTGACGGGATTAATGTTACTCCTAGTGGAGAATGTGGATATAAAATAGAGTTTGATGGTTGTCGCAATACTGTCGCTTCAACTGACAGCTGTATAATAGTCAATGAGCAAAGCGTAGGAGATTGTTCGAGATTTGATTTGTCCCTTAATACCGACTGTATAACTAGTGTTGCTGGAGCAGGAGATATTTCTGTTACCAATGTTGGTAATGTATATACAGTCAGTGGCTGTAATCCAGTAATTGCAGGAGGAACAAATGTCACAGTAAATGAATCTACTTCTGCAGGATGTAAGACATACACTGTTGATGCATCCGGCTGTAAGCCTTCTTTCGTTGCTCAAGGAGGAGTAAGTATCACAGACGTTGGGGACTATTGTAATCAGGTAGTGACGATAAGCGGCTGTCAAGACACATTTACGCAAGCAGGGACAGTAACGATAACATCGAGCAGTAATGGAGACTGTAAAGATTACACAATTAGCGGTTGCGCACCAGATATTGAAGGTATAGCTGGAATAAGTGTCACTAAAGCTGCAGGAGATTGCGGCAAGATAACCATAAGTGGTAACTATATAGACGGAACTGCTCCTCAATATAAAGATACTAGCTATTGCGATTATACCGCTTCTACAACTTCATGCACGGAGATTGCGTGTCTTACTCTTGGAGAAGGGCTGCAGCTCGCTGGAACAACCGTATCCGCTCCGCTTCTTCATGTTCAAGGAGACTGGGTCAGTGCTGACTGTGGTGGTGCTGCGGCTTCAGAATTTGATGCAACTAAGATACTGTTCAGTGACAATCTTATCGCCACTAGATCTAACTGTGAGTGGACTATTAAAGCCCTTGATCAGAAAATCTCTTCCACCAGAAATACTGCTGTCACAAACTGTATGGCACAGGGGGCAGATGTAGCCGATACTGACTTCAAAAAACTAGCATTCACTGACAATATTGGTGTTGCTGTTGCGGGCTGTGTAGCAACAATTAAGGGACTTGATCAGAAGGTTCAGAGCACAGAAACTGACAATATTTGCGGACTGACCAATGTTGCTGAGAAAGACTTTTCAAAGCTTACTTTTGCTAACAACATCGGTGTCTCAGTTGACGGCTGTACGGCAACCGTCAAGGGGCTTGATCAGAAGGTTGAGAGCACATCAACTGACAATATCTGCGGGCTGACCAATGTTGCTGAGACAGATTTTAAGAAGCTTACTTTTTCTAACAACATCGGGGTCGAAGTTGCTGATTGCGTAGCAACCGTCAAGGGGCTTGACCAGAAAATTTCCTCCGTTCCAAATGCCGCTGTGACAAACTGTATCGGGGATGCAGCTGTAGGTGAGACTGACTTCAAAAAGCTAGCGTTCACTGATAATATTGGAGTTTCTGTTGCTGACTGTGTAGCAACGATTAAGGGGCTTGACCAGAAGGTTGAGAGCACACAAACTGACAACATTTGTGGGCTGACCAATGTTGCTGAGACAGATTTTAAGAAGCTTACTTTTTCTAACAACATCGGGGTCGAAGTTGCTGATTGCGTAGCAACCGTCAAGGGGCTTGACCAGAAAATCTCCTCGGTTCCAAATGCCGCTGTGACAAACTGTATCGGGGATGCAGCTGTAGGTGAGACTGACTTCAAAAAGCTAGCGTTCACTGATAATATTGGAGTTTCTGTTGCGGGCTGTGTAGCAACGGTCAAGGGGCTGGACCAGAAGGTTCAGGGAATCGCTGGAAATTGCAGTAGCGCTCAAGGGCCGTTTGACTTCACGACCCTGCAGTTTGCAGACGGGCTTAAAATGACTAACGTTGGATGTACCACAACCATACAGAAGGTGCTCACAGTTCGAGACAATGGAGTTAGGGTAGGAGATGACCATTCATGTGAGTTAGACTTTAAGTGTGGATTAACAGTAGAAAATCCAGCCAATGGTAAAGTGGAAATCAAACTTGATCCAACTAACAGTGATCCAGCCGGTGACCAGACAGTTCAGCTTGTGAAAGATATATGTTGCCAAGGAAATGGCTTTGATATTAAATATACAACCCTAACATTCAACTCTTGTGGACTACTTAAGAGTGTTGCCGAGGGCGATGCTTGTTAATTAAAAGGAAAATAAATGACTAGTAGATTTGTAGCAGTAGGACCTGATGGCAACAATGAATGTTGCGTGTGTGGGTTCTTAGGAAATCAGGCTGATTCTGCAGGCAATAGCTGCAGTGGAGTTTGCACGTCAGGCAATAACAATCTTTACGGAGCCAATCCCGGTGAAGGAGGTGTGCCTTGTTTTCCACAAACATGTTGTCCATGTCCTGCTACTGGAGATGGTAGGACAGTTACTCTAACCTTGACTGCAAGCTGCGCAGCTGGTGGCGTTGCTGAGACCATTACCCTAACTGCCAGTGATGGAATAAGCATTTGTAGCGGGGATAATCCTGCAGTTGGAGGAGGAACTTGCTATACGCCTGATTCTTTAGGACAGACAGGGACTGTACAAGCATATGAAAAATATGGAAAAAAGGATCACATTTTCTCTGGAATTGTTGGAGACGAAGGAGGGCCTTGTCCCGGAGCTAAGGCAGATATTGCTCTATGTTGTTGCGGAGCGCATACTCAAGCGACCAAAGCCGGAAGCACTGGAGAATGTCACACCTGCAATTATGTACTAACGATGCAATTTCACCCTGTGGAAACAGATAAGTATTGCCACTGTCCTTCTGGATATATAGAAGGGACTCAGCCTAAGACACAGATATTGCCGGGTTATACAAATGTTGAGGCCAGTAGTGATACTGACTTGTTCAATGAATTTGTTCTTGTTAGTTCAAGATGCGATCCATTCATATTAACTTTTGAAGCGAATGATCTCTACTGGAATTGCGGACCATGCATGAATGGTGAAGAAGATGGTGTTAGCAACACCGTAGATTTAACAGCAGTTATATCATAAGGATCTATAAATGGAACAAGACTATGACTATGAAAAGATGGCAAGTGAAGGATACGAATGTGAGTGTGAGTCGGCAGGATTTTGCCCCTTACTTGCAATGAGGATGGATGACAGGCTGCACAACTTCTGCAAGACAGACGCTAGATATCGAGAGTACTTCTTGGAAACTGCTCGCAACAGAGGTGTCCATGACAGAGAAGTTAAAAGACAGAGGAACCAAAGGCAGCGAAAATTTCAAAAACTACATTCTGATGCAGACTTGGCAATATCTGAGCTCAAAGATCAAGGAGTCGAGATTGAAAAAATTTCAGAAGGCTTAGGAGATACAATAGAAAAGGTTCTTAATAAATTTGGAATCAACAAAGATAAGATACAGAGCATTCTAGGAGCTCAAGGATGTGGATGTAGCGAAAGAAAAAAATGGTTTAATAAAATATTTTCTTATAATAAGGAAGAAAAGAATGTCTGAAAATATAGATAACCTATCTGATGAACAGTTGGCAGATAAAGTGATAGACGAATTCAAAAAAGAAGGAGTCGATCAATATGTCTCTCATGCAGCAGATGCTAAAGGAGGACTTGGAGATACCATAGAGAAAGTTCTAGGCAAGATAGGTATAACCTCAGAAAGAGTAGAAAGAATATTCAATGTAGATTCTGGAGGCTGTGGTTGTGGAGCAAGGAAGAAGTTTTTGAATGGACTCTTCCCTTATTTCAACAAGTATAAAGAAGATAACACTAACGAATAAAAAAAGGGGGTATATAACCCCCTCCAGTTTTAAAAAACTGCCTTAGATATCTACTTAGAGGCTGGTGGCTTGTATACAAACCATCCCCTCTGAGGTAGAAATCCTCGGTTCTTATCAGCATAAGCCTTTTCATTGACTCTTTGCTCTTTCTGCTTCTCAGAAAGCTGATCCCATCTGATCTTTGGATAGATCTGACCACCCTTCTTCGTGCGTCCGAATATAACTTTAGCTCGACAATCTTTGCAGACCACCTCAAGCCAGTCATTTTCTGAGCTGTCATGACGACAAACAAACTTCACATTTGGTGAAGAGCATTTACCACATGACTGATGCTGAAAAACTTCCTGAACTCTAGCAACTTGTTTAAAAAGTTCTTCTTCAGTTTCCGCGTCAACTTGAAAAGTCAAGTCGGGCGTTGCTCTGACGTTAGCTTTCATTACTTTTTACCTCCGGTATCAAATGTTTCTCTCCATTCGGAATCGTAACCCTTCAAGTTTTCAGGAATTGATGCTGGACTTCTTTGGTACTCAGATAAAGTACTTAACAGCATTCTGCCTTGGAGGTTACTAGAATCTCTGATTGAGTCAGCGTTAGGACAAACACTCTTGACACCCTCAACCAAATTAATATCCAGTCGCTTACACATCTGATTGATAGCCAGTATCTGCTGGTCAGTTATATTTTCCTGAGCAGCTAGCACATCATCTTCTGATGTTTGCTGGACTTCCTCAGCAGTCACGACCCTTAGTTTAAGAGCTCTTCGTAAGGCTTTGCCTTCAGCTCGGGTATCTGCTGTAGAAACAAGGTGTTGGTTGAAAGGGTGTGGAATGTTTTGAAACTTAACATCGACACAACCATCTACAGTTATTATAACGTCTGTAGAGTATTTTTGGATCGACAAAGTATGCTTAACTGTGCATACTCCTCTAGAAGTATCATAGTTGAATATTTCACTTGTGGAGCTTACGATTTCTCCGTAAACTCTTTCAGTAACTCTACGTAGTCCATCTACAGTGGGATTTCCCTGCTTGAGTTCGCTGTCATGCATTTGATCAAGAACATACTCACTCCACTCAGGGTCAGAAGGAGTATATACTACCTCTTCTGCCTCTTCATCAAGCTCTTCCTCAATTACATCTACGATGTCTTCGAAATCCGCTTTTTCAACTTTAGCTTTACTTTTTGCTTTACTCATATCTCTATATACCTCTGATCTTCCTTTGGAAACTCTTTAGTTATCTTTTCTAGCTCTTGAACAACCTGTTCCAGCACTCTTCTAAAGTACCTTTGAGAGCTCCTCTTGTCCTGTTTGATTCTTATTAGAACCATTCCCTCTGATATAATTAGACCCGTTTTTTGACGATCTGACCTCTTATTTCTTTCTAAATTTTCCTCTCCCCACACGGGCTCAAAATGTGAAGGGCCGTCTACTTCTATAGCTGTTGAAGTATCATTAACATATAAGTCTATTTCCAGTCTTTGATTTCTCAGCAGATGTTCTCTATGGAACTGAACATCATATCCTAGTTGGGTAAGCTCATATAGTAGATATCGCTCCATCTTAGATCCTATTCTTGAAGCTTCTCTAATTGCCTGACTTCCTTTTTCTAGAAGTTCTCTCTTTTCACTTTCAGATTTGCTTTCCCAAGAAACCTTTCCTATCTGAGATCGGACAAGTCTTTCTTGATCATCTAGAGAATCCCACACCTTTCCTTGGCTTTCACTTATTTTAAGCTTTGTTTCTTCCGTGTGTCCTTTTCCCTGAGTAGGATGTTCTGACCTTCCACACTCTAAAGCAATTTTGGCAGCTTGGCTTCTAGTTCTTATTTCAATACCTAGCTTAGAGGCATCTCTTCTGAGCTTATTAGCATAGGTTCCAAACTCTTTTGCTATTTCAGCAAAGCTAAGCCTTTCTTTTATGTACTTCTGCTTGAGAACTTTTTTCTTTTCTTTATCATTTAGAGAGCTATAATTCATTTCAAATCTCCAATATCTTGTCTGCGTTGATAGATTCCATAATCCCATCTGGCTTTCTTACAAAAGCTTCTAAAACATCATATATTTCTTTTGTGCGAGCAACTATTTTAACATCTTTATTGAAAAAGACTTTGATAATATCTGAGTATAGCAGTGAACTATATTTGTGCCAGTCTATAGAGCATACCCAGAAAACCTTCTTACCACATATGCTATTCTCTAGTGTAGTTATTGCATCTTGCAATGTGACAGACATCAGTACGCCTTCAAAATCATAAGCCATATATTTTGAGTATAGCGACATATTAGGGTTATCTGAGTCTGATCGTGAGTTTGAGAATATTGTCACATTGTTTTTACAAAATTCATCTACATCTATACTTGCCATATTTTCACAAACTATTCCTATCATGATACTTCCTCCTTAGCTTTTAGTATTGATGCTGCCGCTTCTTGTGCTCCTAAAGCGGAAAAAAGATTGTAACAAAAATTAAACCCGCTATTATTCACTATCGACTCTCTTGCTTCTTTAATATTATAGTTGCCTTTTTTTGTCTCCTGTATTGCCTTATGCAAACTTTCTATATCATTAAAGGTGTTGACTCCCGGCAACGTATCATTAGTGAAGACAATTGGAACTGTTCTCATCATAACCGATTTGTGCCAATAGTCTCCTGTCATATCGACATAAATGCTGCAAGACTTGACGATATCAGCCCTCTCCTGATCGGTTATTGATCCCAAGTATGCATGGGTATCTAGTTTTTGACTACCAAAAAATCTAGTTCTGATTGATATAAGCTCTTGGAATAAGTCTGAGTTTGATTCTAGTTTAGCTTGTGTAATTGACTCAGTGAAAGTTGCCAGCTCACACTCCATATATGGCTTTTTATTCCCTCTAAGTACATTTGTTATGTCATATATATTAGTGGGAAGATCAATTGATGATCTGAGTTCTGATTCTCCAATGACAATGTCAGACAGGCATTCGTCCGCTGGATGATCTCCCAAATAAGCCACTACAGTTGATGGGAACCTCTGTTTCATATATTGCATTCCCTGTATACTGGCTTCAGGGCCATATATTAGCAGATCAGGTTTTTTGTCCTCAAGCATTCTATATAGAGGGATTACAGAACTTTTCCATCCAATTACATTTATATTAGATGCTACAAGTGTATTGCCTATTATCTTTGATAGTGGGCCGCTTTCTTCTATAACAATCATTTTATATTATTCGCTCTTATTAGATCCTTGGACGTGTCTATGTCAACAACACTTATTGATTTGTCAACTATGCATTTTATTTTTCCACCAGCATCAACAACCTTATTTATTATTTCGAAGCCAAATTTTTTCTTGTTGCTTCTGTTCTGGCACTCTTTCTTGAATATTTCTAGTTCTCTGCCTTGTAGGTATATTATCTGATTCCATTTTGTTTCTAAATCGTACATCATGTTTACTATATTTTTTTCATTATCGAATATGCATCCTACTTCATTATTCCTTTCTTGGTCAAGGCTTGCTGACGTAGAGCTAGTTGAAAAATCCATTTTTGATAACGCTTGCTCATTGAAGACAAGATCGCCATAGATTATCAGCACTCTTTCGGTCTTGACTGATCTTAGAGCGATAGACAGGCTTCTAGAGACATTCGTAATCGAGTAATTTTCATTTTCAAGCTTTATGAAGTACTCTGGGCATGAATCCATGAGCTTATCACATTCAAATCCTGCTACTATTATAAACTCTACTGATCCTAAAACTTTTTCTACTATTCTAATTTGTCTTTGCAATATATTGCTTTTACCTAATTCGATAAGAGACTTGGGGCCATAGCTCTTCATTCTACGACCCTCTCCCGCTGCAGGTATGATAACAGTAAGGGTATCCTTTTCCTCTGCTTTTATTTTATGTTTAGCCATCTGATTTAAACAGTCCCTTTGCAGTCACAACATCTTTTTCTTCTGAAAAGTTAAAGTGTATACCGTTTCCATCTTTGTCGGCTAATCTTTTATTCATAAAAAAAGCTTTCTTGGAATCATATGCCTCTTCAGACACAAGGTATTTTAATCCGTCAATCTGTTGGAATATATCCACTATCATCTTTACAACTTTACTGTGCGCAAAGTCTAGACCTTTAGGAACTATACCAAATATGTCAGTATCTATAGAATATATCTCATTTTGAAAACTTGATCGTCCATCCACATTTATCCAGCCTTCAAAATTATCATAGTCTTGCTCTGGTTGTTTCATTTTAGCATATGTAAATACTACTTTTGGATCATGCTCGGACATATCTCTTCTATCTTATAGATATAGTTTTCAGCATCCTCTTCGAACTCAAGGAGCTTATCTTCTATATGTACATTGAATGCATTGCCGGTATGTTTTCTATGGAGAAGTCTATTGACTAACATTCCGTTTAGACTTTCATCTACAGGATGGCAGTATACAGGCTGCTTGGCATCAATGATTATAGACTCGTGTATCTCTTGCGTAAAATCCTCGGGCACTTGAAAACCACAAGAGAACACGATATAGTAAGGGAAAGCATATTTAAAGTAGGTTCCATCCACAGCTAAGTCAATAGCTTGCCGATCTGTTGTCTCGACATCTAAAATATTTTGTATTCTCCAGTCTACCTTATCCTCATGCTTTTTTAAGATTGCCTCTATTTCCATGTTAAGTTTATAGATGGACTCAGTTTTCTTCATACTTATAACAGAAACAATATTCGGAGGATTGAACTGCTTTACTAGTGACTCTAGTGTTAAATCCAAGTCATCTAGTGTAGAGTCTTGATGCAAGAGCAACATAACTTGATATGGGCTCTTCGTCTGAGATTCTACAATATTCATTAGTTCAGACTTTGTATACTGCTTAGCCCATTCTTTGTCTCTGTGATGCGTGCATAGTTTATTGTTTATAACAAAAAATTCTTTATCGCTATCATCATAAACTTCTACAACTTCAGCGCCTGCATTCTTATATTTGTCTAGCATGCCAGCAGAGCATCCTGTTTGTGTCTTGTCCGAATACACAGAGAAAGCACAATCTTTACAACTTGTATGTACTTGATTTATCATATTCTTTTTGCCTCTAAGATGTAGTGAAAACCGGATAATCCGGCATATTGAATTTGAAACTCTTGGTTGTCAGACACTCTTGCTGTTAGTTCATGCAGGCTAACACACCTAGATTTATTCCTAACGACCAGCGAAGAAAAGTCATTTGATGTAATTTCTCCTCTGGTCATATTGTTTATAGCCTGATAAATGTCTATTCCTTGAACTTTTAGTGTTCCACTTTTTCCAACTTTGTTCATAAGCTGCTGCAAAGAATCGTCATACGGAGATGTCTCTAAAAATCCATATGCCTCTATACTTGAATAAAAGTAGTCTGGCTTTTCTGAGATATCCGCATTTTGACAAATATCAACATCCGATAGGGTTCCCGGAACAACTGGGCGATTCTCATCGCAGAAAACAAATAGTCTCATATTACGAACTTCTTCCTAAAACATATTCCCATTTATTAATAAAATCTTCTTTGCTTGTGAAGCACTTTGAGGCTAAATCTCTGATCTCATATTGTGAAATATTACTTGACATAGCCTCTTGAATTAATTCTGACAAGTCTTCATAACCATTATAAAAGTATCCCTTATCACCCAACAGCCTTTCTGCTTCTACCGAGTAGGGTAAGACTGGTATGCAGCCAAAGGTCAGCGCCTTTATAAGGTGTGGTGTCAGCCCTACGATAGTATCTAAAAATACCTTAGATGATACTAAGTTGTCAGGGTTGAATTCCAACAATGTTTGAACTTTGGATGCCGAAGAAAAAGCTGCAATTATATTAGCTGGGGCATGTTGAAAAATACAAACAGATTCATTCTTGTTTTCAGACGGAGTATCTTTGTATACAGGAGGTATAGTGATGCTCCCCTCTCTTCCAAAAAATGGAAGCATAGAGACCTCTACCTGTGAAGAGTATTCAACTTTTTCCTTTACATTAAAAGTAAATGGTCTTGGGCAATAATTTTGCTCACTACTGTTATGAACGCATATTAGATCTATACCAAATCTTTGCTGAAGCTGTTTTGCCATCTTCATCTCTTCGGCAGTTCCAACACAAATCATTTTGTCAAACGTACCAACCATAGGCGATGATGTTTGTTGTATAAATAAAAGGTTGGAAGGGCAAGACTCTAGTGGCAAACCCCAACTGCTTGGACTATGTACATATATATTAACATCCTCAATATCGCAAAGCTCCTTGCAGTATTCCTCATAGCCGCTTTGGAATAGAAGTATATTGCATACTTTTGTATTCGTTCTTTTGTTTAGTCTATCTAGCACATGGAACATATTACATCTCCAACACTTTTATTATGTTTGTAGTAAAAACTTTTATAGCCTGATCTTATCATCATCTCTTGCTTATTCCTAAACTCTTTCTTATTGTTTACAACTCTCTTCATGGTTTCAGCTAAGTGTAGCTCGTTAGGAATATTCCCAATAAGATGTGAGGACCTTCTACCTTCAGATGACTTAACTAAGTAGCAATACTTTTCATCAAGCCACTCGAATATACCGTCGTGGTTACAAGTGATTATAGGACTTGCATAAGATGTTGAGATCATGGTTGGCAGTGATATTGAATAATCCATAGTCGCATCTATGAAACAATTCGACTTTTCGTAAACACTATTATCATTATATATCGCTATAGTTGGGTATAAATCTACTTTGGTAAAGACATTGATACCCTCTTTAATCGTGTTTATAAATGACACTAGTTCTTGGGGAGAGTCTGATAGTACGTTAAGTACGACATTGTCGCTTGATGTAAACGAACTTAGATACGCACGAATAACAACTTCTAAATTAGTGTACTCGCCCAATGAAGAAGTAAGAAAGCATGTGTTTTTTGTTATGTGCTTCATGCTAGATTGTCTAGGGGCTTTAGCTACTGTTGGCCTAGCAACCAAGACATTTTTTCTCAACGGCTTTGGTATAGTCTTTTTCTGAGAGTGACTTCGGACAACTATCTTGTCTAGAAGTCTAAGAAAATTTTCTTGTTCTATGACTCCTTTTAGTGTAGGCTCAAATATTCCAACATTCGTATATTTTGTTTTAACAAAGTTTTCATAATTGACATACTGTATGCATAAGTCTGGATTCTCGATTGGTAATTCGTGTATACCACTAACCTCAACTTGCCTGTCATAGATAGAACAATTTGTGTTATTAATATTCTCGCAGGAAGACAGGTCTTTGACTAAAGACCTAGACTTAACTCCAATTTCTGAGTTGCTCTCATAGGGCGATATTGTAACTGACTTAATCATCCATTCTTCCTTTTTTCAAGAATGTCATTGGGGCAGCTTCCAAGACACCTGTCCTCAGCTGTTCTAGTATATTTTTGTCTTGAGCTCTTGTCTTGAATATATTAAACATAATATCAACATTGAATGGTTCTAATTGAGGCCCATATGATCCATCTATAAAGCATCCAAAGTCTAGGCTAGCAAGGTATTTTTGTGCATCATATGAGTTAACTCTTTCTGGGCTTCTTATTAGCTCTGCAAAGCACCATTTTACAAAGTGTTCGTAAGACATTCCTTGAGGAATTTGATCAGGAATATCTGACTGCTCTATAGGCAGATCCCACTTTCCTTGCTCTGCTATAGGCTTATAAGAGTCTATATAATTTTCCCATACTTTAGCTGTTGCATCCCAGTCATATCTTCTCATTGCTCCTTCCCTAGCCTGAGAAGACCTCTCTTTTCTATAGTTGTCATCATGAGAAAAATGATGTTGTAATATCTCTGCCAAGTGCTCGTTGTCTGGATAAGCTCTCTCTGCGTTAGTATTGAGCTCCCTAAACATCTTTTTAATTCTTATAGGATATCCATTAGTATGTCTCACAACGTCTTCCATAGCGCTGTAGTCAACAGCTGCTACAGGGACTCCGCAGCAAGCTGCCTCCACTTGTGGCATACCAAACCCTTCACAGATAGCATACTGTACATATAGGTCAAATAAATTGTATACATTTATGAGCTCCTCTATGCTTATCCCGTGACCAACATTGGGCATGAATGCATTTCTTTGTCCGCATTTGCTACATTTTTTCACTGGACCTTTATATCTAGACGGCTCCCAGTGAGAACATCCCCTGCAAACATACGTGCAAAGGACATTATTAGAAAGTCCATTGCTCATTATTCCATCTTCTATATCCCAGCCGCCCTTTTCTGGATAGCTTGTGTGCAGATATAAAAATGATTTCTCTGCTATCTCTTTCGGAGCATTGTCTAGAAACATTCTAAAAGATTTCATAAGCTCTATGAAGAGTTTCCGCGTCTGATTTCTCATAACTGTGCCAGTTATAAAGCAATCTTCAGGAAGTCCATACGACGACTTATGCTTCTTCTTGTCTTGTACGGGCTTGTAGACTTTTGGATCTATCGCTGGAGAGGCACAACCTATTGTATTAATCGTTCCTCCAGATTGCCTGTCTAGCACTTTTTCCCCAAACTCCGAGTATGCTAGTACAGCATCGCACGACTTGAATGTCTCTAGCCATTTTCTCTTCTGGGGGTAAGAGTCAACAGTAGGCATCCATAGCCAATGGAAGTACTTTCTTAGAGGAGACTCTTTTATCCACTCGTCCATCCAAGGATCTCTATAGGTTAGAACGATGTCAGGCTTAAAGTCCAACACTACTCTATTGAATCTCCATATGCCAAACGCATTTGCTTGCTGGCTATTATATAGATTCTTTTCTTCTTCTGTGATTGGGGTGTTGCTGTAGTAGTCCCAAGGAACGTCCCCTATTCTATTAATATCTCCGTAGGACGCGAATTCAGCAAGATGATATTTATTGGTCGCTGCTAGTCTGGGTAGAACCTGCTTAGCATATGTTCCAAACCCAGATGCCAAGTGATGAGACTCACTAACAAATAATACTCTTTTCTTACTCATTACACTCTCTTATCTTTTGTATAGCACGATATACGACTCTTTTAACATAGGATCTTCCTCTACCCAATATGTCAGCTATTTCTTGTAGAGTATATCCCATTTTCCTAAGATCTATTAGCTCAGATTCCTCTACAGAAAGGCTGTCAGGACAATGTTCCCAAAGGGTATCCTTAGTAATATAGTAAGGAGTTTTTTCATCTGAGATAGAAAAATATCTATTAGATTTAATCGCTTTTATTTCCTTGATTATTTCCCATCGTATCGGATTCCAAGCAAAGGTAGACAGAGCTGATTTCTCTGGATCATGCTTTTCTAGAGCTTTCCAAAGTCCTATCCTGCCAGCTTGTATATAATCTTCCTTCTCTGTGTTACTCTTAGGATTGAAAGAGTTCACAACAGAGACAACAAGTCCCATGTTCTTTTCTATTAAATCATCCATATAATATATTATATCGTCCTTTTCAAACTAACTTGTTAGCTGTTCAACTCTTTTTACCAAAAAACTTCCTCTATTTTTGTCTCTGCTTCCTCTTAGAAGAACAGTGTTGCCTTCGTAGAGCAAGTTCTTATACTTTTCCCATTCATCAGAGAAGGCAGTAATGTTGTCTAGGATACAGCTAGTATCACCAGCTGTTATGAACCCCATACTCTTGCCTTTGGCCTTCCCTTTCTTGATCTTCCATTCTCTTACAGATTCTATCTGGACTGCTATCACAGGGCCATACTGACTTTCGAAGCCGTCAATAAACTCCTTACAGGTGCAGTTAGCCCTATCTGTATTGTACTCATCTACTTTGTTGCATGTTAAAGCTATACCAAGCAGTTCTTGTTCTTGTTTCGCAAGCCAAGACGCAGAATCAAATAGTTCATATCCGGGATCATTGTATGATCGAAGCAAGTCTTCAACGATAGGACATCTGTCTCTTCTAAAGATTGGTCTATTCTTATCTTTGCCTTGAGATGCATCTATCATAGCCTGTATACATTGCTCTGTGCTCAGCTCGTAGTTCTGTTTTTTATAATCAATTAACCAAGAGATCTCCCTCTTGCTAAACTCTTTAATTACATTAAAATTATGCTGCATCTTAGATCTAGGAATTTTAAAACAATCGAACGCTCCGGCTAGTATGAGGCTCTCAAAGGCCTTCTTATTAACCTTGGGGGATACTAAGATCAAAAAGCAAGACCAGTCGCAGGCTTTAGGATCTATTCCCTCAGTCTCCATGTAATTCACCATCTTTTTAAATACAGATGAACCCACTCCTTTTACGTTTGTAAGACCATATCTTGGATGTTGTTCAATAAGCTCGAACTCTTCATTCATGTGAATAATACTAGGAGGCATTGTGTTGATGCCCATTATCTTTGCGTTGTTAACAAGTTCTTGAACTTCAATAAATGTGTCTGGCTTTCCAACTGCATGCTTTAGGTAAGAAGTAAAGAATTCATGTGGGAAGTGAGCTTTAGCATATGCTGTGAGATATGCATTATAGGCATAGCTGACAGAATGAGATTTATTAAAAGAATATCTTTGAGACTTTTCAATCCAAGAGAATATCTCCTCAGCTTCCTCTCTAGTGACAATACCTTTTGCCTCAGACTTTTCTATGAAAGACTTCTTGACTTCTGCCATGACACTAGCCTTCTTCTTACCGATTGCCTTACGAAGGATATCAGCTTCCTGCAAGTCAAAGCCAGCTATTTGCTGTGCAATAAGAATAGCTTGTTCTTGGAAGACAAGAATGCCGTAAGTGCTCTTAAGAATCGGCTCTAAAGCTTCATGGAAGTACTCGACAGCGTCAACCTTGTGCTTCCTGTCGATATAGTGCATCGTAAGAGTCTTTCCTTTGACTACAGCCTCAAGACATCCCGGACGCATAATAGCGATTAGGTCTGACAGCTCTTCGATGTTTCTTGGTTTAGCTTGCTTTGCTAGAGATCTTCCAAGCTGAGACTCAAGCTGAAAGACACCTTTCGTATTTCCTTCGCATATTAAGTCCCAAGTTTTAGGGCAGTCCATATTCATTTTTGTTATGTCAGTGCCGAAGATAATCCTACCTTCATCGTCTTGTTCAAACTGACATCCGCAATCTAGATTTATCATTTGCTAAACGCACCTTTAAATTTACTTACACTTGCTTGTTTTCTATGAAACTTTAAAAACTTAACCATCAGTTTAGCTTCGTCAATTGTATCTGATAGAGCTTCGTGTGCTTGAGCACTTGCCTTTAATCCAAAGAAGTCCCTAAAAGTATCAAGCTTCATACTGTTGGGCTCATCTAGATTTTCAAACCAAGTAAAAAGAATATCCATCATATCAATTTTTGTGACTGTGGATAGAGGCATCTTAGTCTTGTGTTTTTCTGATAACCTTTTTAGAATAGGTAGATCAAAGCCAATGATATTGTATCCAGCAGGGATAGGTTCAGTGTACCATTGTCCCGGCCTCTTATCTACCTCATACTTAGAACAATAAGACATAAAGTTCTTCCAAGCAACTTTCTCAGTCTGCCCATTCTTCCAATCCTCTATGATGTCTTCCGATTCAACACCTCTTGTTTTAGCATGCCAAGCGATTGTGTCTTGACGAGCCTTTGTAAAGTACTCCTCGTCATCAATACCGTCTGGCTTGATTGTGACCCTAAAAGCCTGTGCCTCTTTGATCTCTAATGTTCTGGGATCAACAGGGACAGCCGCAAGCTCAACAGGATTACAACTATACGGATCAGTCCCATCGGTTTCTAGGTCAAACACTATAATCCATCTATTGTTTATCATCTTCTTTTTCTTCCCAATCTATTTCAGCGCTACATTCAGAGCATCGTTTTTGATACTCATCTACAACTTTACCACAAACTTCACAGTATTTCCATACTACCATATTATACTTGTACCTTATAAGTATTCTTTATAATTTCTGGCATTTCCATAATCTTATCTAGCATTTTAATTCCCAAAACGTCTAGCTTAAGAAGTCCAGCATCTTCGCATGATGGTCCTTCAAAGCCTGCTAGTTGCCCTTTTCCCTCTTTGTCTATGACCATTGGGCAAACATCATATATCGGCTGAGGAGATACTACAACGCCAGCTGCATGCTTAGATTGAATAATCTTCGTGTCTTCCAACCTAATTGCTTGCTCAAAGATCTTAGCAAACTTACCTTGCAAATTGCCATTATCATCTACATAACACCACTCTTTGAGTTTGTCCTTCTTGTTCTCAAGAGCCCAAGTTATCACAGATGCAGTTCCTAGCTCATCCTTCATGTCCTGTAACTCATCCGAAATTTTTGCTTCATCTAGAATATGAGACGTTATAGCATTCTGCTCACTAAAACCAATGTTTCCTCTAGCTGCCATAACTCTTTTTAGTGCAGCACGACCCTTGAGAGTTTGGAATGTAACAATCTGAGCTACATTGTCTTCACCATACTTTTGCTTGATGTAGTCTATAATATCATTTCTTGATTGTTTAGGTACGTCAATATCAATATCAGGCATTGATACTCTTCCGCCAGCATTACGTCCAGCATTATAGAATCTTTCAAAGATTAAGTCATGCGGCATTGGATCAATCTTTGTAATGTCCATAAGGTAAGAAACCATACATCCAGCAGCACTACCTCTTCCCGGCCCTGTGAGATATCCTCTTGACTCAGCATACTTTAAGATATCCCTAACAATTAAGAAGTAACTTGACAGGTTAGTTTCAGTAAAAATTTTAATTTCTTTATTGACTCTATCTCCATACTCACTAAATAGAGAACCCTTTTCGACATGGCTCATCTTGCTAGACCATCCTTCTCTACACAGCTCCCTTAGATAATCATTCGGAGACATACCGTTCGGACAAGCAAATACCGGCGGATTTGGAGGTCCTAGAATGTCGTACTGTGTACACATGTTAGCTATGTCGATTGTGTGCTGTAGTTCCTCCTCAGTGTGGAACTCTCTCATGTCTTCATAGCTAGGAATGTGATAGTTGTTTGAATTAAAGAATGTTCCTAGAGAACGAGACTTGCCCTGCTTAAGCTCAGATTGAACTTGTCCGATGCTCTTTCTCATAGATGTACATAGTAACACTCTCTGGTCATGGGCATCTTCACGTCTACAGTAGTGCGCATCTGGCGTTGCTACACAAGGAATTTTAGTAAGATTAGAAATTTCCCTTAGCTTTTGGGCAACTTCTTTTGCTTTTTCATTTATAAGAGAGTCTATCAACTGGATTTCTATATAGAAATTGCCCTTGCCAAATGCGTCTTGCAGCCTTTCTGCTTCTCTGATTCCATCACTTTGCCAGTTTGGGTTATCTACCACAGCGTTTGCGAGACGAGACCCTAGATGACCACTGAATGAGACGAGAGAGCCATCTGCTTTTGATGCAAGCTCCATGAAGTAATCGACGCCAACTCTAGGCTTATGATAAAAGTGGTCTACCTTGTTGGATATTGATACCATCGAAAGTAGGTTCTTCCATCCCTTCAAATCTTTTGCGATAACAACTTGGTGTGCAAGCTTCGAGTTATCTGGCTCTTTGATCGTCGCATCTCTATTGCTGACATAGAACTCACATCCAAGGATTGGCTTGAAGCCGTTGGATATGGTCTTATGGAAGTCAATCGCTCCGCTTACCGTACCGTGATCTGTCAATGCACAAGCATCAACTTCTATCTCTTCTAGTCTCTTTGCAATATGTTTTGTTTGTGACAGTCCATCTAAAAGTGAATATTCGCTATGGACATGTAGCGGCACGTATTTCATCTTGTCAATTCCCAAATGGTATCGTATAGTTCTCTTATAGGTAAATTATACATGTTAACATGAGTCTTGAAGCTATTTGTTTTATCTATTCTCCCACTTTCCCAGAGAGAAGCTCTTTCCCAGTACTCAAAAGATCCCATAAAGCCGCACAACCATATGTTTTTTAGGCCATAGTATTTTTTAGGATGACTTTTGGTGCATCTGTCAAACTCTAAGCTTATAAAGCCATATAGGTCTGGTTTCTGATGCTTGCTTGTTTCGGCTATTGATACATCATAATGTGGTCTCGGAGAGACTGTTCTTCTCTTTGTCTTTACCTCAAGTCTATGTCCACATTCTAGAAGAAGGTCATGATTGTATTTATCCAAGCCCCTATTGTTACTAACGATGTCTGCGTTAACATAAGGAGCTAAAGCCTCTTCTCCTAAGTAGCCGGCTATATTTCCACCGCCTCTAAGTATAGAGTTATTAATAGAGCCTAGAGACATTGCCTTCTCTCTAGCTCTCTCTATCATAGCGTCATCAAAAGGTAGTTTTATCATACTTCGCCGGGAGCCTTATACTTGCCTATTGTGTGATCTGGAGCCATACAGTTCCCTGTTACCCACTCAATACCGTTTTCCTTTATCATTGTTTTTGTTTGTTCGCACTTTGTAAGAGCTGCACCGAACATATTATACATCGGATCTACATGCGTGCCTTCATAGGTGGTCTTGCCAGCAGAACACAGCTTTGAGCATTTCCAAGACTTCCTAAGTTCGGGCATGTTAGTATCTTTTATTTTTTCAAACTTAGCCCTTATCATTTCCAAAGTCTCAGGTATATCGCTATCTTGAAAGTGTAGAGTAAAAGGACCGCCATCATTCATAAAATGAATAGTCACTAAGAAGGTTTCTACATGAGGATATAGCTTCTTACAAGCTAGATGGTACATTCTAAGCTGAGGGTCTTTTTCTAGCTTAGCATGAGTCTTCTCTTTTCCTGTAGCCCAGTCAAGCCTTCTCCCAGTCTTCCAGTCAATTATCTCATAGACTCCATCGCCAACGTCGGTGATTAAGTCAATAGTACCCTTTAGTGCTAGATGGCCTTTCAATATACTTCCATCAGAAAGCTCATACTCGTACTTGGCCCAGTCTTCTTCTATTTCAAAATCAAAGTGCGGCTCAGCTTCCACAACATTTCTATTCTTAGGATCAAAAAAGCCATCGTCATCATCAAATATTTTCCAGACCCATTTCCGGCAATGCTTCAAGTCTAGAGGTTTCCAATCATGATGTGTAGTTCTAGAAGTGTAATATTCATATACTGTATCAATAATTTGATCTAGATATTCTGGGTCGTAGTTAGAAGTTTCTATCTCTCCAATTTCATGATCTTCAAAAACTGCATGACCATCCTGCAGCGCTTTCTTTGCAAGGGCGCACAGCTCAAGAACCTTATGAACAATAGTTCCTTTATCCGCTTTCTTTCCAGAAGCGCCCCTCCAGCCTAAGTTGTACTCCATGTAATATTGCATGGGACACATTCTATGAGAGTTGAAAGAACTGCTTCTAAAGTATACGATAGGTATGCTCATTGTTGCTCCATTATAGGTACTACATTGGGTAAGTGACTGATAGCATCACCAATCATTTTTATTTGCTTTGCTACAGTAATATCCTTATTGTCAACAACAGCATCACAAAGGTTAAGGCAACCTTCTATCTCTTTCTCACTAGAGTGAGTATCAGATTTTTCATATGGATCTCTAGTCAATCCTACTATAAATCCACCTGCTTCTTGAAGCTTGACAATCTCATTCTCAAACCTCACGTCGCAGACTAGTGCTACTTCAGGATTATCTTTCTTGATTTTTCTTAGTAAGCTTTTTATCCAGATGTCTGGATCAAGTGTCCTAAATATGTCTGTTCCGACATACTGTAAGACCTCTCTAGCTGTCATTTTCTTACTTTTAATATTATTTTTTGCATCTCTATAAGGTATATCTCCCCAATATAGATCTGTAGGAGAGTTCTTTTGCTCATCTGTTCCGTATGCTTGACCGTACTCTAAGCCAAGTATGTCTATACAGAGATCTTTTAGTGTGTCAGCAAGGCCATATATTTTAATAAATGATCCCAGACTGTCATCGAAAAGCTTTTTTACATTCAGATTCTTTTCACTGAATTCAAACCATTCTTTTCCATCTTTCTTTTCTCCAAAGATATCTGTTACCTCTATCTCTCCTCTTTCAGATAGTCTAGTAGACTTACTAATGCCAAGTTCAGCTATCTTCAGCGCGACTATGTAGTTGCAAGCAGTATTTTTACCACTTTGCTTCTTGCCGGCAAATCCTAATATTTGAGTCATACTAATCCCTACTATAATATTGTTCTAAAATTTCTATTCTATCTTCTGCGTCAGCTAATGTGCTAAGAGCCTCATCAAGGTTTTCATAAAGATCACCTGTAGAGTGATCTCCGATTCCAGCTGGGTGATCTAGTAAAATCGAAAGCGATGCCAATGCCTTGTCTCTATCAGAGAAGGCCTTATTGTAAAGGTAGTCTATCGCATTTTCTTTATAAGAGCTCATTCAAATTTCCTTATATATATTCATAGCATTTTCAATAAAGGGTTTAATGTCGGATGTGACCGTATCAACATTTAGTTCTGCAATGTCTGCTGCATCAAAACTTGGGAAGTAAAGCCTATACAATCTTCCACATTGTTCTTCTATCTTCTTGGCTGCTTTTTGCCCAGCATCATCATTATCCATTAAGCAGACTAATGATAAAGCGCCAGACTCATCCAGTAAGTTTTTCTGATCGTTGTTGAACGCTGTTCCAAATATAGCAACGACGTTGTGTATTCCTGCCTCTGCTAGTCTCCATACATTTCCGGGAGACTCAACAAGGATAGCAACTCCTGTCTTGGCAATCTCATCTTTGGCTACCCAATAATTATACAGCCATTTCTCTTTTTGGAACCCCTTGCTGTGCATCCATTTTGGAAAATGTCTACATTTTTCTTTAGGGTCATGATAGTTATTGCATTTAGGACATTTGTCAAATATGCTTCTGCCTGTGCAGCCAACAATAAATTCATGATTATTATCATAAATAGGAACTACTGCTCTTTGATACATAGGCTTTCTTGGATTAGTACAATAGCCAACGTCGTAGTCCTCTAAAATCTTGGCAGAAAACCCCCTGTCTAGATAGTACTTGCACGGAACTTCCACTCGGTCTCGATACATTTGCTGAGTTATGCCGCTTTTCTTAGCAGCTTCAGAGCTAAGCGTATTCACTAAGTTGTTGAAGTGGAGTTTTTCTACATTATGATTATCAGCTTCGAGTGAGTCAAAGTCCTTTTTAAGAAACTTGAGTAAGAAATCAACAGACTCCTTAAAAGTAGCCTCCTTATCTCCTTCCTTTTCCCATCCATAATTAACTCTAGATAGAATCCCTCTGACTAGATCTATCATCCCATTGCCAAACACTTCTTCGCATTGATGGGTTCTGCATTTATAGTGTACCTTAAACTCTCCGTTCGGATAAAAGTTCAAAGCGGTTGGATTGTCTCCTCCATGTATAGGACATACAGACTTCATAAGAATATCATTCCTATAAGAGATACTAAGTCCAAAATATTGATATATTTGGTCTATGTATTGTCCTGCAATTTTTGCTAGAGTTCTAACCTTAGCATAATCATATTTTTTAGAATGCGACATCTTCTGAGTCATCAAAAAGTTCTCCATCTTCTGTAGCACTTACGCCACTATCAAGTTCAAAGGCAGTCTTTCCTTCAGTAACCTTACCGATTTTGCCAGTGAGTTCTACGTTAATATAGTCTCCATAATCAAGCCCTTCTCCATGCCTTGCAATCAGAGGCACTAGCTTTCTGTTTCCATTCTCAGGGCCATCTTTTGCTATCTCTTCATCAGACTTATGTTTATATATACTGAAGTTAGAGCAAAGCCATATGATTCTATCAGAGCCTGAAGCTGTGTCAGTGCTCTCTTTTGTTATGCCATCTCTATTCAATTGGATGAAAGTAAGTATAGGTACTTCGTATTTAAGAGACAGATTATGTAGGGCTGTTATCATGAAGCCAAGGATTTGAAATTCTTTCATATCTCCTTTGATTTCACTTGAGTCCATAAGTTTAAGGTAATCGTATATAATAACACAATCGTTTGCCTTACCCTTATCATTTAATCCTACAACCCTACTAATCCATCTTCTCATTATTGCAACTTGCTCTTCAAATGAAGCGCCGCCAATAGTCTTAAAGTAATACGGAATATCCTTTATTTCTCTTGCTGCTTCCATGACCTTCTTTTTCTTAGCTGGGTCATCAGCAAACTTTCCAGTCTCAATGTCATTAATTGGAACACCAGACAACATAGCCATCATCCTGTGTTGATGGTCTTCCTTTCTCATCTCGGTGTCCAGATTCAATACTGGAGTTCCTTCTTTTGCAATATGTATGCCCATATTGTCGGCAAGCAAAGTTTTCCCAGTCTTAGGTCTAGCGCCAATAACATTAACTGTACCTTTTCTCAACCCTCCTCCGATTGAAAAATCGTATCTAGGGAATCCTGTAGATATGCCTATCTGATCGACCGACTCCTCTGCTAACTCCTCTAGGTGTGCCTCAACATCATCGAACATCTGCGT